AATTGTGACCCTGCAACCTGGAGCCTTTATCGCGTTTTCTGAACCAACAGGCGCGGCTGGTATCACTGCTCTCACCCTTACGGGAAGTGCGAGTGCAACTTTAGTTGAATACGTACTCGGGGGCTAGTATGGGTCGAACACCCAAACTCCAAAACTGGGAACTTGAAGCCATTCAGCAGATGGTTCGTACTGGATGCTCGCTTGGGCATGCTTGTACGGAACTTGGTTTTGATGTAACTAATGAAGAGTTGATTCAGACCCAAAAGAGAGCTTCTTTTCTCACTCTCCTATGGCAAGAACGCCATCGCTACTTCTCTGATCTAGCTAAGGACCCGAACTTCACTCAGGATACAGTTGTGGGCAAGCTTATCTCTCTAGCTCAGAAGTTAGAAGAAGAGGGCGCTCATGATAAGGCTGGTGAAGTTCTGTTCAAGATTGCTAAGATTCGTGGCTATGTAGGGCCGGAAAGCCAAGTATCCGTGTTTGGCGAGCTATCTCAGAGGGACCTAGACGCCATTCGTAAGCAGGTTGAAGAGGGTAAAGTCGGTGGAAAGTCCAAATAAGATAGAGACAGCCCTTCAGGAACTCAATCGTCTATCACCAGAAATCCGAGAGGGTGCTCTCAACAAGATAGAGAAGAACAGGCGAGAGAAGAAGTATATCCTGTACTTCGAGCCGTGGGAAGAACAGGCTGACGCTCTGCCACTTTTCACTGAAAAGAAGAAGATATTCGGGATTCTGGGTGGGAATCGTAGTGGCAAGACAATTTTGGGGGCGTTTATAGCTGTTGCTTGGGCTCTTGGAAAAGAGTATTTTAAGGACGAGCCAGCTTGGAAGTGGGTACAAACCCTACCAATACCTGAGCCTCCGAACAATATTTGGGTGGTTGGCCTGGACTATGGCGTTCTTCGTGACGTAATATGGTACGAGAAGCTTAGACACGGCAAAAATCACCCACCATTCCTTCCAAGTGATTCTAGTGCAGTTCGGAAAGTAAGCGACGGAGACTTCCAGGTATTCTTTGAGAATGGTTCCATCCTTACAGGGAAGTCTGCTGATGCAGGCAGGGAGAAGTTTCAAGGGGCATCAGTTGATCTGATTTGGATTGATGAAGAGTGTGATGAAGCAGTCTTTGATGAATGTTATCAGCGAACTGCGGACTGTGCTGGCCGAATTCTTCTCACGCTTACTCCTCTCGTTGACATCAATAGCGGAGTACGGACTCCTTGGGTCTTCGACCTTTATGAAGAGTTCGTGGCTGGCAAAGCGGATATCCAGTTCTGCCAACTCTCAACTATAAATAGTCCCTATGTTCCCCAAGATGAAAAGGACAAGTTAATTGTTAAATGGGCAGGCGATCCTGAAGAGGGGGCACGACTTTACGGGAGATTTGTCCGCCGAAGCGGTCTTGTCTATCCGCAATGGAGTATTGCTCGACACGTTGTTACAGAGTTCAACATACCACGTCACTGGCAGCGTATCGTATCTATTGACCCTGCTGCGACGGGCGTTACCGCAGCGATTTGGATCGCTGTAAGTGATAATGGTGATCTCTATGGATTCAGAGAGTATTACGAGCGAGATCAAATTGTTTCTGAACACGCTAAAGGCATTATCATGCGATCCGCTGGAGAGCCAATTGATATCTGGCTTCTCGATCCCAAGTGGGGAAGTCAGCGGAATGCTGAAACACATAAAACGGGCGCACAACTCTGGCGAGAAAGTGGAATACCCGTTCGACTTCCAGATGTAGGGGAAGACTATGGACTCAACGTTTCCCGTGAATACATCAACGCCACTGTTACACCTAACAGTCGCCATCCTAAGTTCTATCTCTTTGCAGGGAACCCAAACTTCGAGTTCGAGATAGGCCACTATACTTGGGACACATTCCAAAAGGGAGCGATGAAGGGCTTAGCTAAAGAGAAACCCCGGAAAAGAAACGATCACTTGGTCAATGCATTTCAGTATGCATGTACTCTTAGGCCAAGGGGCAAGAATTCCAAACGTAGAGAGGAAGACTTCTTTACGACGCTGGATAAAAGAAAAATCAATTTGAGTTCATATACTTAGGAGGAACCAAAATGTCAGTAAATGTAGCGAAATTTGTAGTTGAATCCCTACCCGGAGTAGGTGTTGGTCTAGTTGCTGGTGCATTTATTCCAGCCGTGCTACGGAAAGTGAAGGCTGCTATTGTGAAATTAGCCCTCAAGATCGCAGCTAAGGCTGAGGCAGATGCCAAGGCTGTAGAAGCCAAGGTTGTATCGGGTGTCCAAACTGAAGCGAAGAAGCTCTAGCATGTTCCGCAAAGTTTGGGGCTGGCTAAAAAATAGAGCACCAATTACATACGCGCTCGCGTTCTATATATTCATTATGGTTGGCGATTGGGTTTCATCCATGCTATCTCGTGGTATCCCTGGTGTTCGTGAAGGGAATGACTTTGCAGTTGATGCAAATGGTGGCTTTGTACTTCATAAGATGATGATCGTGGATGGCTTAGCTCTATTTGGGCTACTCGCGTGCGCTATTACTACCTATCAAGCCTGTAAAAATTGGTCTCGCGAGGTTGGTAGAGTGTTGATGTGCATTCCTATCATCTATATAGCTTATGATAGGATGCTTTCGGCTGTAATCCCCAATTGGTGCTACGTTCTCCGGCTCCATATTGTTGACAATACTGCTCCTATTTCACAGATACTACGAGTATTGTTAAATAGAGGGCACTAATGGAACCCACATCTAGTGAATGGAAGATAGTCGCCTACTTCGTCCGGCATGGTGCTACTAAACTTAACGATGAAGGCAAGTTTCGTGGCAAACTAGATGCTCCGCTAGATGAAAACGGAAAACTGGATGCCAAGAAGCTCAAAGCTTATTTTCGTGATAAGGAAATCGGTGATGCTTGGGTATCTGATAGCAAGCGAGCCCAAGAGACAGCCGATGAAATACTAGAACAAAAAGGTGTTGTTGCTAGTCCTGATCCAAATCTGAACTCGATTGATGTGGGGAATCTAGCTGGAGAGAAGAAAGCTGACCATAAGGATGATACAAATTACCTCCAAGAGCATCCCGAGGAACCCTTTCCAGGTGGAGAATCTATCAATCAGTTCCGTAGCCGTGTCAGACCAAGGATTGTCCGATCTATTCGGAATGGAATTGATAACGGCGTTCCAAGCATGACAGTTACATCTTCAAGTGTTATCCATGAAGTAGGAAATTTGATTCATGGAGATCACAATATTTGTAAAGTTCGTCCAGGTGGAGTGGCTGGCGTTTATTCGAATGGCGGTCAATTTAAGGCCGTTCCATTGATTAGAGCAGCCAAGGGCGAAGGAGTAGATAAGACTTATGCTTCTTAAGGAGGGCATTATGCCAGAGGAAACAGTTTATACAGGTGCAACTTCAGATGATCTTGATTGTCAAGGACAACACCGATATTTCGCTCTTGAGCCGGTTGGTATTGAGGCCGAGGGCAAGGTTCTAGTCATTTTGGTCTGTACAGCTTGTGGCAAAATCAGGCTTCATGTTGTGCAGGTCACAACTGGCGCTTCACGCATTACGGAGTAAGAAATGGGAGTCCTTCCGAATGAGATTCCCAAGGATCATAATACTGGAGTTCTAATAGCATTGGCTTGTAGTGGTCGCTTAATTACCCCTGAACTCGTAATAGCAATGACCATGCAGCCGATTCCGACACATATGAATCCAGCTTACCTTTGTGTCAAGGGTAAGAAAGTTGAAGAAGCCAGGGAGATTTTAGCTGATACTGCACTTTCAATTCGAGCTAAGTATCTCTGGTTTGTTGATGATGATACAATTCCTCCACCTAATACATGTCGTAGATTGATGTATGTATTAGATAACAATCCAGATGTCATGGTTTGCGGTGGAGTCTATGTTACAAAGAGCGATCCCCCACAACCGGTTGTCTTCCGAGGTATGGGACTTGGCTCTTTCTGGCATTGGAAAGAGGGTGAGATTTTTGAAGTAACAGGCATGGGTGCTGGCTGCATGATGATAAATTGTGAAGTCTTTAAGCACCTTGAAAAGCCCTATTTCCCTTGGGTAGAAGAATACACGAATGAAGCTACCTGCCCAATGAAGTTGATTAGTGAGGATATAGGCTTTTGCAACAAAGTGAGGGCAGCGGGTTTCAAAGTGTTCGCGCATGGTGGTGTTCTCTGCGATCACTTCGATTGTACGACAGGCGAGACTTATCGCCTGTTGGAAGATTCATATCCTCTCAAAAAGGATATCAGTTCTGTTGTTCCTCCACTGGAACAGCAAAAATCCACAAAAGAATAAAGGATAAAACATGGCAACAACTTCGATTTCTCTTTCTTATATTGGTCAAGGTCCCTCTGCTGGTGGGCAAAATATTGCTGATCAGACTAGTGGCCCAAAGGCCAAGACTCTTTACGGATATGGCGCTCTAGTTGCTACATCCGGCACATGGGCATCTCAGACGAGCTGCCCGATTAACTGGATTGATGGTGTACAGTCACTTGGTAAGGTAGTTGTACTAAATCTTCAGTCAGTTGATGTGACTGATGGTACATACACGACTTACCATAGCACTGGCCCTGACAGTTCAGTTCCAGTTGGCACAACTGTTACGATTGCTGGCTTCTCAACTGGGGCTAACAATGGTTCTTTCGTTGTTCATGCTGTCACGAGTTCAACAATCGTAGTCGTAAGTGCGGCTGGTGTTGCAGAAATCAATCCAGCAGCTACTTGCACCTTTACGGTTGGTGGCGTTCCAACGTTCGTGAATCTCTTCTACGCAGGTTCAAATGGTGATTCAGCTACAGCAGCGGCTTCCTTTGCAACAGGTGCAAACATTATAGTTCCGAGCGCAGTCAGTTCTACTGGTTGCACGGCTAACTATAAGAGCCTTGCTACATCGGGTGTTTCTGTTACTATTGGGGCGATTATTGCCTTTTCAAGTTAATCTGGATAACATAGGAGAAAACGACTATGCTATTTAGAGATGAAAATCCAATCCTTGGCCCTTCAACCGTAATTGACTGGACACACAAATCTTTGATTACACAGGCAGTTTATCATGCCGGTGTGACGGATACTGTGCTTCTCTGCAATTATGCCGCTGGCAACCAAGCTATCATTCTTCCTTCCACAAACGTTCCTGTTGGTAAAGTTTTTGTCATCAAACTTGCCGGAGCTGGGTCTCCTGTAAACGTCACTGTAGACAATGGTGCCAACATTGATGCACTCAGTGGTGGACAACTTCAACTCTGGACAGTGCCATCAACTACTGCAAACGGTTCATATTCTGCCCTTCAATGGGATGGAACCCAGTATTGGATAGTTGGATAAACAATCTTCGCTTTGAGGGGCTGAGCGTATCAGCCCCCACATTTTCTAGGAGGATTTGATGACGAGGGAACAGTTAGAAAAGAAACTTGAACAGTACACAGCGCAACTAGAGCAACTGAAAGCTAATGCAAACGCCCTTCAAGGTGCTATTCAAGCTATTCAAAGTCTTATAACCGATCTCGACCAGGAAACCAAACCTGAAGAAAAGGTGTAAAATGGGAGAATTTCGCGGTGAAAAATTAGTTACCGTGGCAATTAAGAACGTCCAGCCTGCTGTAAAAGGCTCTACTGTACTTGCATCGGGTGTAACTCTTACTGATGGGGATGTGGTGCTCTTCACATATGATGACTATCGTAACGTCCCACATGCTGTAGTGGTTAACTCTGGCAATGCGCTTGCTGTTCGATCATAATTAGCACCACCTATAATGGGTCCTAATGTCCATACTACTCCCAGTTCTAGCTAGTGTCTTCTTTAGTCTTGCAGCTTTTGATGGCTGGCTAACTCGTCGAAGGATGCATCTCTTCAATGTAGATATTGAACTTAACCGAGTTATTCACTATCTATGCAAAGTCTGTGGGATCGAACTGGGTATTATGCTTGGACTCATGCTTCCAGCAGCCTGTCTAACCTATCTCTTCTACAAGCTTAACTTTACAGTCGGCTTTGCACTTCTAGTCGGCTTCAGAATCAAGCTTTTCATCAATCAGCTTCAAAGTTTCAAACTGGAGAAATTGATTTTAGCTCAGTTAGGGGGCCGTGGCGCTCCACCCTCCAGCGCCGAAAATGCGGGATCGCAACCCGACAACTCAAAAACGGCCCCCAAAATTTCGCCGGAGGATAAATAATGATCTATTCTGCTGAAGATAGAGCTAAACTAGTAGCTGAAGTCTTCGACAAGGATAAAGTAGTTCTCATATGCTCGAAGCACAAGTGGGCATATGGCACCAAGCGACCGCCTGTATTTGGCTGTAAAAAATGCCAAATGGCCTCGTTTATGGGACTTATGTGCAATATTCCTCCTGCTCGACGATTGGAAGTTCTTGAGATGCTTGAATATAGCGTCCATCATCTTGTTGAAGCTGAGGAAAACGGCACGATCAATGATATTATTTTGAATAAACATCCAAAGGTTACTGTCGAAAAAGGATAAGTACATGGCACGTTTTGCAAATATTCTCATTCCTGCAAGTGAAGGAACCGCGAGGGTGGCGGTTAGTGCGAATTCTACTTCAGCTAAATTGCAGTTAGGAGCCAATCGTATCTTTGTAATCAATTCAGACCATGATGTTAACATTACGTTTGGTGCGAATGCTACGATTACAACTCCTGATGCTACAGCTTATCGAATTCCCGCAAATCAGCAAACAACCTTCGATTTAGGTTCAGCTAGCGACACTATTGAACTTTTCAATCCCTCGCTTACACTAACGGCAAATGTCTTTATTCAATTGCTTTCAGTACAATAAAAAGGAAATAGTATGTCTCGATATGCTTCGATTTTGATTCCTGCGAGTAGTCCTTGTGTCAACATCCCTGGACTTGCCTATCATACGGTTTCATCCCCTGTTACAACCTTGGGATATCACTGTATCTTTGTTATCAACTCAGATCAAGATATTTCTATAACATTCGGAGCAGCGGCCTCGATTGCGACACCAACTGCGACCTCCTATCGCATTCCAGCCAACCAGCAAACAACTTTTGATCTGGGGGCAGCGAGTGATTCTTTGTTGATCTTTAACAATGCAGCAACTTCAGTAGCCGCAAATATTTGGATTCAAAAACTCTCGGTGGTTTAATTAAATGCTACCGCCCCTGGTGCAGTCATACCGATGCTCTGGGATTAATTTCAGTTTCACAACTTTCAACGATTTTTTGTTGTGATCAATCAGACGACGGGTGGACATAGTCTCATCTTTGTGAACTAAGGAAAAAGGTAATGAGTATCTTTGGAACACCGGTATTTAGTTCGGCGGCAGGATGGAGTTCGGGGAGTCTGTCGTCTAGCTCGCTTAACACCAATGTTGGTGACTTGATCGTTGCATATGTATCTGGTAACGCAATTACTCCGCCCTTTAGCGTTCAAGATACTGCTGACTCGATTGCTTACACACCGTTGACGCTGCGCGTTAGTTCTGTTGATGGACGTGATGGGCAGTGGTTCTATCACATCGCGACGAAAGCAAATGCGGCCAACACTGTAACCGTTACTTTTACTACTCCATACGCTATTGATGGGTTACTTGTTTGGGATGTTCCGATTACAGGCGGTACTCCAGCGTATGATGTAGACACCGATTTTCAAGTAAATGCGGCATATACAAATCCCGTTTTGTCGCCTTCGTTCAGTACGGTGGGAACGGATGAGATTGTTTTCGCGGCAATGGACGACTCATCACGCGGCGGTGGTGGTTCTTGGACTCAGGGTTCAGGTTACACGCTTGGCGGTGTGACGTCGCCGTACGGCGAGAACGCTGGAGAGCATCAGATATTTAGTAGTCCGCAAACGGGAATCACAGCATCGTTCGTAGGCAGTTCGTATGGGCAGGTAGACGTCACTGCGGTAGCGTTCAAACTTCAAGAAACTTGTTCAACGCCGAGCTTCAGTCCAAACAGTTGCAATCAAGGACCGTCTTGTACAGTTACGGCAACTTCTACCACTGGCTCAACGATTTGGTATACGACGGATGGTACGACTCCAACTGTCGGCGGTGGTGGTACAACTTCATCTGTCGCTAGTGGTAGCACAATCTCAATCTCAAGTACGACAACTGCAGTCAAGGGAGTTGCGGCTAAGACAAACTATTCTAATAGCTCCGAGGGAGATTCGGGTACTTATACAATCAACGGCGCCGTAGCGACTTGCACTTTCTCTCCTGTAGCGGGTGCTTATGACCCGGCACAAACTGTCAGCATCATAAACACTAACCACACTCTGTCTGGTTTCCAGATTTACTATACCACGAATGGTGATACGCCTGACAACACAAAGTTTGCGTATACTTATGGAACCACGATTCCAATTAGTGCGTCTTGCACACTTAAGGCTATAGCTTACGCGACGAACTATTCCAACAGCGCGGTTACTTCAGCAGCTTACACAATCACATACACGATCTCAGGCAATGTTGGGCTTACGGGGAGTTTGGCTACATCGACTTCAGTGGGTTGGACTGGCAACAATAGTACGAGCGGAAGTGTCACTCCAGCATCTGATGGTAGCTATTCGATTACAGGTTTGCTTTCTACCGTAACGTACACAATCACGCCAGTCAAGGGCACGTATTCGTTCACCCCGGCGTACCACGAAGAAACCATCTCTGCAGCAGACGTTACAGGCGACAATTTCAGTGCAACTTATCTTCAGGTCGCTACCACGACATTCTCTCCTGTTGCTGGCACCTATACAAGCGCTCAAACAGTCACATTTAACAACACGAACTCCAGTTTGTCCGGGTTCCATATGTATTGGAATACAACTGGTTCTCCAACCACGGGTTCAACTCTTTATACAGGCCCTATTACGGTCAGTGCAACAGAGACAGTCTATGTTCTTGCCGTCGCTACGGGCTATGCCAACAGCGCAGTCGGTTCGGCAGCGTATACAATAGGACTTGCTCCTGCACCAACTATCGCGCAGTATATCCATCCTATGCACCAACTCGCGCAAGTGTAAGAGATAATTATGCCCCAAACTATAACAGGTGAGCAAGCAGTAACAAGTGCAACTGGCAGTAATGCTATTGGTACAGGTCCAACTCCAGGAAGTCCTGAAGGAACGACCAATG